AATTTGACACATAGAAATATTACGCCTACACTTGGTAGAACGGTTAAATTATCCAATAGATATGGGACTGAAGCTAGTACTCCGGTTGGTGGTAATGTAACATTAAAAAGTGGTAGTATAGATACAGTTGTTGATCAACAAATGTATGATTTAAATGCATTATGGGCAAATGTATCAGAAAGTGGTAACGCTATAGAAATTAGAAGACTTTATCACGGACCAACTCCAGCAATTCAGAGATATTTTGATCCATATGCAACTACTGGATATGGTACACAAAATATGCTGGGTGGATTTGGATTTGGTGGAATGTCTCCTGCAATAACCTTCACAATGATGCCGATATTTGAAGATTTATTAAGATTACAGGCTATTGAAATGAATGATGAGATTAGAAAATCAGCATATTCATTTCATTTGGTGAACAATAACGTGAGAATATTTCCAAATCCTCCAACTGAGTTTAAAATATGGTTTGAATATTATATAACAAGTGAAAAAGACGATTCAACAAGCGCGGATTATGGTGCATCATCATTGGCTTCCATATCCGATTTTTCAAATGTTCCATATAATAATATGGTATATAGTCAAATTAATGATGTTGGAAAACAATGGATTCGTAAATATGGATTAGCATTAGCAAAAGAACTGTTAGGAGCAATTAGAGGTAAATATACTAGTATTCCAATTCCAAATTCTGAAACTACTCTAGATGGAGATTCGTTAAGAAGTGAAGCATCTACAGAAAAAGAAATTTTAATTACCCAGTTACGTGAAATGTTAGAGGACTCAACTCGTAGGTCATTGATGGAACGAGATAAAGATGAATCAGATATGTTATTAGAAAAATTGCAAAAAGTACCTTTACCAATTTATGTAAAATAGGATTAAAATATGCCAAGTCGTTTTTTAAGTCAAACAGATAGAAATTTTTTTACTTCTATAAATCGCGAATTGGTTGGTAATCTAAAAAATGAAAAAGATGGAATTATCAATCAAACCTGTGTATTATATAGAATATCAGCTGCAGATACTATGACAAATCTGTATGGGGAAGCGTCTGCAGGTAAAACATATTTAGATGGTGTTAAATTACCCTGTTTAATACAAGCTGATGATTTTGATTTTAATACAGAAGAATTTGGAGTTGATATGAGACAAACTGCTCAATTTTGGTTTGAAAGGGAGTACCTTACAGAATTGAGTTTAGTTATTGAGCCAGGTGATATCTTCGATTGGAATTATACACATTTTGAAGTAGGAACTATGAATGAGAATCAACTTGTTGGTGGGCAAGTTGATAGTAATTGGTCTGTTGTATGTAACTCATTCTTAATAAGACGATCTAATTTACAAATTGAAAGGCAAAGAGGTAGTTAGTGGCTAGATCAAAACCCATACCAAGAACTATTAGACAAAGATTTACTACTCTACCTATGAATCGTGGACTTGCCAAAAAACGTGGTGATAATGTAAAAAATGTAGAAGTTACATTGATGGATCATGATGCGGCTATTATGTATTATTTTACTAATGTGATACAACCTACAATTATGGAAGCTGGTGAAGTTGTAAAGGTACCAGTTTTATATGCAAATCCTGAAAGATGGCAATCTATTCGTAAATCTGGTCATTTGAGAGATAGTAAAAGACAATTGATTACTCCGTTGATTGTTTTTAGAAGGTCGTCAATACAAAAAGATGAAACTTTACCTATAGATAAGTTGGATGCTAATGACCCAAAATTATTTTATACTTTTGAAAGAAAATATACAAGTAAAAATAGATATGATAAGTTTAATGTTCAAAAAGGATTAACAAAATCAAAAGAATATTATACTGTGGCAATGCCAGATTATATGACAATGACATATGAATGTATAATTTGGACACCGTTTATTGAACAAATGAATGCTATAGTTGAAAAAATTAATTATTCTGATGGAGCATATTGGGGAGAACCTGGAAAATTTAAATTTAAAGTAAATATAGATAGTTTTGAAAACAATACAGAGATGGCGGATAATGAACGTCTTATTAAAACTACCTTTTCTTTTAGTTTTAGGGGATATTTGGTTCCAGAATCATTTAATGATTATGTTACTACTACAAAATATTTTAGTCCATCAAGAATAGATATTATGGATGAAACAGATGGAAGTTTTTCAACAATGTATAGACCAGATACTAAAACTGAAACAGTTAGGATTTTAGGAACAGCATTGGGGTCAAGTTTACCAAATGGACTGGCAGGAGCAACAGATTTTATTAGAGGAGTGTCACCTGCATTAGGTCAAGAGATACAAGATTTACAATTTACTAATATATATGGTGGGGATACCAGATATATAATGAGATATGGTGGAGAGCCTACTAGCTCTTTAGATACTAAAGCTGTTTTGACTCTGGGATATGTAAGTGCTTCTTTTTTAGAAAACTTTTCATATTTGTCTGGATCACAGTCATCGTCGTTAGATAGTGCGCCGACCCCAGATAGACAAAATTATACTATATCGGTACCTACAGGACATAAAATAAGAAATGGATCTGTTTCAGTTGGAGTAAATGGACAAATTTTAACTAGTCCAGCTAATCAAGAGGATACTTCAAGTTCCAAAGATTTTTTTATGTCTTCATCAAGTGATGGATTTATTAGTATTAATAAAAAACATAGCAGCGCAAATACAATACAGGGTATTGATTTAGATGTAAATGATAATATTACAATAAATTATAGTTTGATAATAATATGATAACACAATTAGAAGGATATAAGGGAAATTTAAGGAAATTTGTTTCAGCAGTAAGCGAATCAATATTTAATGCTGATAAAATTGAATTTACTGATGAGTCAGGTTCAAATTTACCTTATAGAATGAATAATTTAGACGGAGCTCCTACGATTAAATATGATATTATGTCTATGGGGGCGATGCGAGATTTTAGTAGGGAAAGAGTAAGGGAATTAGGATTTACTGATATATCTACATCTACTTCAGATTATCAGGAGTTTGATTTAAGTGTATTTCATTCTGTTTCTAAATATCAACCTAGACCTGTTTCTTTCAAGTTTTCAGTTAACCAAATTCAACAAATTAGTAAACCGCCTTGGACAACTGCAATAGGTACTGACTTTTATTTTGCTGATAATTATAAAAAAGTAAGGCTTAGAAAAAAAACTAATGACACCAGTGGAGTAGTGGGGACCGTTAAGGGTATAACTTTAAAAAGTGGAGATCAAATTATTTTTAGATATAAAATACAACCAATAGATTTGGATTAAATTATGGCATTAATTGATTTAACAAGACAAGCACAAGCTTCAACAACCGCAAAACAAGTTTTGAGAGTTTCTAATACTCTAAACCCAGCTACGGGATTATATGATGTAATTTGGGATGACTTCACTCAAGATGATTTAGGAACTGGTTCTCTAGATGCAGGCACGACTGGGATTGTACAAGGTGCAAATTATTATTTATATGATGATACTGGTGGTAATATATATACTTCTGGAAGTTATGGTAGTCAGTTAATAATGACTTTAAATCCAGAGGGTTATATGACTGGATCATTGAAAATTTATGGCGATTTAATTGTAGAGGGTAGTCAGAGTGTAGCAAATGTTGCTACAATGCAGGTAGAAGATCCAATTATAGATTTAAATTTTACAGGTTCTATTGCGTTAAGTTCTGCAGACGCTGGAATAAGAGTTGGTAGAAGTGGTGGAACTAATGCACAATTAGTATTTGACCATAGTGAAACAAGATGGTCAATTGATAACGCAGCTGGTAGTAATATTAATATAGTTGGTTCATCCACTACCGATACATTAACTAATAAAACAATTACTTCACTTGCATCTTCAACTATGGGAAGTAACGCCGATTTAACATTTAGTGGTGGGGGAGAAGTATTAGGTTTACCAGCAACTGCAAGTTTAAATACATCAGCTACTTCAAAACTATATGTTGACCATAGAAATGAATTTTTAAGAAAATCTTATGTAAAGAAAGCTGAGTCTTTTAGTGGAGCTGTAAGTTTAAATGATATATCTGGATATGAAACAGCAAGTTTTACTGCTACGATGGCATCTGCTCCAAGTGGATTAACATCAGTAGGTGAAAATGATTTTGTATTTTTCTTAAATGGTCAATATATGGAACATGATGCAATAGAAGTACAACAAAATGGTAGTAATTTTCTTTTAAAGGTTAATACTACTTCAATAGGTTATGTTTTAGAATCAGACGATGAGATAATTGCTCATGGAAAATTCGATTCATAATAAATTAATTTTAACTTCCACTTTTCTTTTACTACTTTTAGATATTTATAATTGATATGAGAAAACGATATTGGCCAGATAGAAAAAATAGAAAATGTCCTGATTGTAAAAGAATGATTACTTATACAAGAAGGGATACTTTTGACAGAGCAGTAGGTAACAATTCTGTATGCAAATCCTGCGCTCAAATGGACAGAAAAGTTTCAATGGATACTATTGAGAAATTAAAACAACCTAAGACCAATAAGCATAAAAAACGTATTTCTAAAAGTATGAAAATTTATTGGGAAAATTTAAAACGAGAAGAGAATGGCACTTATACACAGTCGACAATTAAATCCTAAATTTACAGGTTCTTTTACCTTATCTGGATCGTTAATTGCTACTGGTGGAGTAGGAACAATTAGTGCTTCTAAATTTGCTGGAGATGGAAGTTCTATAACCAATATTCCTACTACTGGTATAGATGGAGAGTTAGGAATTTTTATTTCAACTGGATCGGCGTATTCTACTACAAATGATTTACAAGTTACAGGTTCAGTTAATGTAAGTAGTTCATTTTCTATAAGCAATACAGAAGTTGATACTTCTGGAAGTGCAAGAGACCAAGTATTAAAATTTAATGGAACAAAATTTGTTCCTGTTGCTGAAGGAACTACTTTTGAATTTACAATGTCCGATTTTGATATGAGTATAACTAGTACTCCACAACTTATTGGATCAGGTTCTTGGAAAGCTATAGGAGCAATTACATTTACAGCAACTTATAATAATGGCCCACCAGATGGGTATAATGGAAGTGCAGAAGGAGCACCACGAATAATAACATATGAAGATGGTTCTCAATCAGGGTCTTTTATGTATCCATTAAGTTCAAGTTTTTCAACAGGCACTAATACAGAAACGATAGCATTTCCACCAAATAGTAGTGATGATATACGATTTAGAATATATGCTTCTGCGGGAAGTGATACTGATAATGATTATACAGATCAACGAATATACTTTTATAATCAATTTGTTTATGGAGATTTAGATGCAAATAATGGATTTACTCAAGCTAATATAAGAACTTTAGCAGCAGCAAATACAGCTACTTCGAATGATACTACCAGAACATTAACTGTATCTGTCGGGGGTTCTAATTATTTGTGTTTTGCTCATAGAACTGGAGATACTAATGTAGCTCAAGTACAATGTGGTAGTGGTACTAATATATTGACTGTGGCTATGGATAGAACTGATGCTACGACTATAACTCCACTTAAAGAAACAGTAAGTTATCTAAATACTGTAGGACATACAGAAAATTTTTATGTGTATGCGAGTAAATTAGCAAATGTAGATTCTCATTCAACAACTTTTAAAACTTTAACTAGTACAGTAAAGAAGAATTATGTATATTGGGGATATGATACTCAAGCAGATACTTATGATGAAACATTTATAGAAACTGCAGGAAGTTGGGATTCACATAATGCTAATTCTTCATATGATGATGGAACAATAACAGGTCAAACACTTAGTGTGGGAACTTTTACAAGTAAATATATAATTATAGCTATACCGAATAGGTATGGTGACAATGATACAGAATATCAATTTAAAGATAATAGTACTAATTTACCATTTGATGTAATACAACAATCAGATGTTACAATTACAAACGCTGTAGGATTTCAAGAAGATTATAGCGTGTATAGATCAACAAATATATTAACAATGTCAAATTTGACAATATCAATAGATACCGTATAGGAATAAATAATGGCAATAAAAGTAACAGGACAATTTCAACCAGCAGGTAGTTTTGCTATTGTAGATGGTAGAGATGTGTCTGGAGCTATAACTGGAAGTACTGTAAGTGCAAGTTCAATGACTGTTGGAAGTATGAATGTAATAGGAGATTTAACTGCTCAACAATATATTATATCTTCTTCTGTAACAAATATAACTACTCAAGCTACAAGTGGTTCAACTATGTTTGGTAATTCATCTGATGATACACATCAAATGACAGGATCATTATATATTAAAGGTGGATTGACAATACAAAATTTAGGAACTTTAACTGATAGAGATGATTCTGGTACATTAGATTTGGGCGATGCGTTTAATTAGGAGTAATTGATGGCAAGAAAAAAACCTACACCTAAAATACAAACGAAAGATATTAATAGGGGTAGGGAATATAAAAGAGATGATAATGTAAAAAATATATCTGTTGAGATTATGGATATGGATTCTGCTATTATGTATTATTTTGATAAGGTAATACAACCAACAGTAGAGGAATCTGGAGAACAAGTTAAAGTGCCTGTCTTATATGCTAATCCAGAGAGATGGAATTCAATTAGAAAGACAGGGTATTTGCGAGATAAAAAAAGACAATTAATGACACCACTGATTGTATTTCAACGAACTGGAATGGAAAAAAATACAAGTCTTCCAGTTGATAAATTGGATGCTAATGATCCTAAATTACATTATACATTTGGAAAGAAATGGAGCAAAAAGAATAGATATGATAAGTTTAGTGTTCAACAAAATTTAATACCACAGAACGAATTTTATAATGTAGCAGTTCCAGATTATATGATATTAAATTATGATTTTATTATTTGGACTTCGTTTATGGACCAAATGAATAAACTTATAGAAAAAATAAATTTTAGTGCAGGATCATATTGGGGGGAACCTGGTAAAATGAAATTTAGAACTATTATAGAGACTTTTACAGACGCTACAGAAGTGGCAGATAATGAACGACTAGTAAAAACAGAATTTAGTGTAATTTTAAATGGATATCTGTTACCAAAGTCTTATAATGATTTAATTACAACTCAAAAATATCTTAGTCCAAAAAGAGTGATAATGAAAGAAGAATTAATGTAAATGAACACACTAAAATTTATTACTAAAGATATTTATAGTAGAAGAAAAGTACTTTCTAGGAGAAATATTTAATGGCACAGATCATTAAGCATCGACGAGGAACATTAGCAAATTTAAGCGGTGTGAATCTAAATAATGGTGAAATTGGTGTAGTTACTAGTTCAGTAGCTAATATTGGTGACGCAGCATTAAAATCTGCATTAGTAGTAGGGCATACTGATGGTACTAATAGATTGCCCGTTTCTAGGTTATCTTATGGTACATCCGTACCAAATTTAGGCGGAATCACTGGTGGAGCAAATTTTAATGATTTGATTCACTACGATTCAGACAATTATAAACTTTATAGATTAAATTCAGGCGGAAACACAGATTTAGATTTAACGGGAGCCCTAGCTGGTAGAGCTATTACAGGTTCTTTAGAGATTACAGGAAATCTTACAGTTGGTGGAAATCTAACACTCGGAGATGCGGCTACAGATTCAATTTCTTTTGCCGCAGATGTAACCTCAGATATTGTACCTAATGCAAGTGATACATATAATTTAGGTAGTGATAGTCAAAGGTGGGATACATTATATTTAAGTGGTTCTATATCAGCAAGTGGTGGTCCGCATATTATTGAGAGTACTACAACAAATATATTTAATAGTACTACTACAACTGCAATTACAGCTACTACAACTTTAACTGCAAAAGGTAATGCAGGAGCGACATTCGGTGATGATACAGGAACTTGGGAATTTGATGGAAGTGGGGCTTTATCTGAAACAGGAATGACAACAATTTCAATGACACCATCTAGTACAGTAGATGTAGATGCTGGTGGTGCAGTTACAATAGATTCTTCAGCAGCAGCAATTAGTATTGGTGGTGATTCAGTTGCACAAAAGATTACAGTAGGTGGAGATACTGGTACTAGAACTGAAGTAGAATTAAATGCAATTTTAGTAGATATTAATGCTGGAGCGAGTGGAATTACGATTGATGCAGGAGCAACTTCTAATTTTACAACATCGGCAGGTGATATTGATATAAATGCAGCTGCTAATTTAGATTTAGATGGCGCGACTATTGATATAGACTCTGCGGGAGCTTTATCATTACAAGGTGGAGCAGCGTCTGATTTGACTACAGGTGCCGGTGCTATAACAGTAGATGGTAAAATTGGAGTTGATATAAAAGAAGATGGTACTTCTGTTATTACTATTGATACAAACCGAGATACTTTGTTTGCATCAACTGGTGGTGCAACAGGAGATCCTGATGTAGAATTTGATGGTTATGTTAGACATGATGGACAAGTAGAAGTAGCCAATACAACAACTTCAACAACAAATAGTACAGGTGCTTTGGTTGTTGATGGTGGTGTAGGTATAGTTGAAAATTTAAATGTCGGAGGAAACGCTTCGATCACAGGCAATTTAACCGTGTCAGGAACTACGACAACGGTTGACTCTACAGTAGTTAATATTGGGGACAATATAATAACATTAAACGCAGCTGGAGCAGCGGTAGATAGTGGTATACAAGTTATAGACGCAGTAAGTACAGCACATACAGGATCATTATTATGGAACGCAACCAATGATTATTGGTATAGTGGAATTAGTGGTTCAACACATTATAGACACCCAGTACAAGCTGGACTTTCAGATTTAACAGAAAATAGACCTGTAATTGTGGATGGTAGTGGTAGATTAGAATCTTCAGCAAATATTACAGATGATGGTTCGACAGTAAATATGGGTGTATCTACTCATGTAACTGGTTCAGTTTTTGTTAGTACTGGAGCAAGTGTAGCATCAGGTAGTTCTGTAGCTTTCCAGGTTCCTTCAAGTACTCAGGTGGGATATATGTCATCTGCAGATACAACAGCAGTTACTGCTGGGTTAATTGGATATAACGCAAGTAACGGAAATTTAACTGTTAGTTCAGTGATTGATGGGGGGTCATTCTAATGATTATTAGAAAAAATATGTCCTCTAAAAAGTCAATATTAATATTTATTGGTGTGGAATATAGCACATTATTTATTAACGGAGGGTCATTCTAATGGCGACCTGGAAAAAAGTCATCGTATCTGGAAGCGAAGCTAAAATATCTTCTTTGTATGTTGAACAGGGAGCTACAAAAGTAACCGCAAGTGGAAGTTTATTTGTATTTGCTAACGACTCAAATAAAGAGTTTGGATATTTATCTTCGAGTACCGCTGCAACAGAAATAACTGGAATACCAGGGTATGATACAAGTGGAAACTTAATTGTAAGTACCTTAATAGATGGAGGATCTTATTAATGGCACAGGTAATAAAATTAAAAAGAAGCTCTACTGCAAAAGCAGTTCCAACTACTGGTAATTTAGAATTAGGGGAACTTGCTATGAATACGGCTGATGGTAAGCTTTTCTTTGAAAAAAATGATGGATCTGCAACAATACAAACAATATTAACAACAAGTTCACAAACAACAGGATCAATAGAATTAACAGGCGATGTTACCGCATCAAAATTTAGTGGTGATGGATCAGCATTAACAAACGTGTCAGATCCAAATGCGGTAGTGTTTGGAATAGTTTTTGGATAATAGGAGATTATAGATGGCTAATACATTTAAAAATGCCGCAACTGGCTCAAGTACAACATTACAAGCGATGTATACTTGTCCATCAGCGACAACAGCAGTAATACATGCAATGTATTTAAGTAATATTGATGGTACAAATTCCGCTACTGTAAATTTAAGTGTTAGTGGTAGTGCTAATTTTGAAGGTAGAGTATATTTGTTAAAGACTGTAAATGTTCCAGCAGATTCTACTGTAATAGTTGAAAAACCAATTAATTTAGGAGCTGGAGATAAATTAGAAACACAAGCATCAGCAAACGGAGATATTGAAGCGTTTGCAAGCATTTTGGAGATAACATAATATGGCTGGTGGAATAAAATATATTGGTCAGGAACGATTTGATAGTAAAGTCACTATCACAAGTGGCGGATCAGAAATAACAGGATCGATTGATGTAGATGGTATTATAAAAGAGAGATTAAATTCCCTTATACCAACAATATTAGAAGGTCTTGTAGTACATTCAGATTCTTATAACGTTCTAGGGTCAAATGCTTTAACTACTGATGATGGAGAAGCAATTATATTTGATGCAGATTCATCTGACCATTCAATGTTTCCAGTAAGTGGTTCATCTTTAAAAATTACTGGTGATGCGACGATTGACGGAAATTTAAATGCTTCCTTAACATTGAATGATACTCTACCATCAGCAGATGATGCATATGATTTGGGTAGTAGTGCAAAAGAATGGAAAGATTTATATGTGGATGGGACTGCAAACATAGATACACTAGCAGTTACAGACGCATTTACATATGGAAGTACAACCTGGACTGAGACAGCAGGAGTAAATGAACTTACAGGGTCGAGTTGGGCTTTTAAAGCAACTTCTGGCTCAGGTGATTTATTTTCTATAACTAATATAGATGATGATATAGTATTTAGGGTACAAGATTCTGTAGTTATTATGGCAGCGAGAAATACAACACCAACAGCAGTATCAGGTGGGCTGTTTTATTCAGGATCTGACCAATGGTTCCTTGGATATAAGACTTTTGGGAGTGCAAGTTAGATGTTAGTAAAAGAAAAGTGGAATAGAGGAAAAGAATATTTAAAAAGATTATATTTATTAATGAACAATAAACTGTAAAGTTTATACAGGAGAAATTAAATGGCACAATGGAGAAAAGTACTAGTATCAGGAAGCGCAGCAGTATTATCAACTGTAACTAGTGATGCCGCTATTACCGCAGGAACCAGTTTTGTAATTGGAAGTGCGGATATTAACGAAACCGATTTTGAACAAATAGATGGTATAACTGCGGGAGCGGGTGCCGCTAATAAAGCACTTGTTCTTGATGGGTCTGCAGACATTGCTTCTGGACTACGAAATATAACACTAACAGGAACACTTTCCGATGGTAATTATACCTTTGATACGAGTGGAAATGTAAGCGGATTAGGAACAATAGGTTCAGGTAATATTACCTCAACTGGTACTGTACAAGGTACAACTATTACAGCAACAACAGCTTTTGCTCCTGATGCATCGGATGGTGCAGCTTTAGGAACAACGGCTTTAGAATTTTCAGATTTATATTTAGCAGACGGCGCTGTATTATCTTTGGGTGATGGTGGCGCTGATGTTACTTTTACACACGTTGCTGATACAGGAGTTCTTTTGAATTCCACAAACAGGATTCAATTTAATGATGCTACTCAATATATTGGTGCTTCAAGTGCCGCAGATTTAGATATAGCTGCCACAACCGATGTTAATATCGATGCTACAACGCTTGATGTTAATGCTGCGTTGGATGTGTCAGGTGCGACAACTCTTAATGGAGCAGTTACTCTTGGAAATGCTACAGGTGATGATATTACAAATACTGGTAGATGGGTTGGAGATTTTGTTCCCAAGTCCGATAGTGCTATTGATTTAGGAACTTCTGCATTACAATTTGCAGAAGCTCATATTGATACAGGGTATATAGATGCAATTACTGCTACAGGAACTTCTACACTTACTACAGTTGATATTAATGGTGGTAATATTGATGGAACAACCATTGGTGCTACTACTACAGCAGCAGCTACATTAGCTGCGACAGTTACAACTACTTTAAAAAATGCTTCTGCAGTAGGAGCTTCACATTTAACTGGTTCATTTACTGGTTCATTTGTTGGAGATGGTAGTAATTTAACAGGAGTTTCTCAAGATATTGATACTTTAAATGCTTATGGAGCAGCAACATTACATCAGACAGAAGATAAATTATTAGTATCTGATAATGGAACTGAAAAAAGTATTACATTTAGTAATTTACAAGATAGTATTTTTGCTGATGTTAGTGGAGACGCTACAATAGCAGCAGGTGGAGCCGTAACATTGGCTAGTAATTCAGTATCACAAGCTCAATTAGATGATGATGCAGTAGGAGCAGCTGAGTTGGCATCCGATGCAGTAGTTAATGCTTCAATTGCTTCAGGTGCAGCGATTGATATGGATAAGTTGGATGGTGATTCTTTAGCAGGTACTTTAACAGATTTTGCTCAAGATGATTTAGTTATCTTATCAGATACAGATGATTCAGGTGATTTAAAGAAAATGACAACATCAAATTTTGAAGATGCAATTTTTGGAAATGTTAGTGGTGATGCAGCTATAGCAGCAGGTGGTGCTTTAACAATAGCAGCAGGTGCAGTTGAAGGTTCAATGTTAAATGATAATATAATTTCTGGACAAAGTGCTTTGGGAAGTGCAACAATAGCACAAGCTGACACGTTTATGATGGATGATGGTCCAGGTACTGTTAAAAAAGTAACATTCTCAAACTTTGAGGATTCAATTTTTGGAAATATTAGTAGTGAAGCAACTGTAGCAGCTGGTGGAGCAATAACTCTAGCAGCAACTAACACTAGTTTGACAACATTAGCGAATCTAACTACCGCAGGCGCATTAGATGCGGGGTCGATTACAACTAATTTTGGAACTATTAATAATGGTGCTTCAGCTATTACAACTACAGGAACAATAACAGGTGGTGCATTATCGATAACTGCAAATGCAACTATAAATGGTGATTTAACGGTAAATGGTACAACTACAACATTGTCCACTACAAATTTGGCGGTTGGAGATAGTTTTATATTTGCAGCTACAGGTTCAGCGGCTTCAAATGTAGATGGTGGTTTGATTGTACAAGAAGGTGCTTCAGTCGATAGTGGTTCAGCGATATATCATGATACTGGAGATAACAGATGGTCAGTAGCTAAAGATATTGCAGCTTCTGCTACCGCAGTAACCGCATTAGAACATGTAGTTACTGTAAAATCGTTAGGTGATAATGATGATCCAGTAACCGCTGATAAAGAGTATGGTGTTGGTGAAATGGCAGTAAATTCAAATGGAACTATTTGGATTTTTAGTTAAAATTATATAAAATAGAGGTCATAAATGGCGTTAAGATCAGGTAAAACTAGAGTATT